CTCGACGACCCACAGCCGGACCGCCTGCTCTCCGCACACGAAGGTTTCCGGCTCCGACATGAACTCGCGGCAACCGGGATGCGGCCCCCACACCTCGATCGTGGCGTCGCACCGAACTTCGACCTTGCTGTCAACCATCACTGCCTTTCCTCTGCTGCTACTGCGTTTCGCAACAGACGACGTAGGCCCAGCCGAAGCTGGGCCTCATCGTCAAACTGCGAACAGCTACCAGCGGCTACGCCGACTCCCAAAACCGCCGAATGTCCAGATCGCTGTACCAGCCGCTGGCCCACCCGGCGGCGACGATTTCGCCGCTGCGTTCCCGGCTTGCTCTCGGTGAGCCGGTCAACCGGGGCGTCTCTGCCAACGCCGCGCATCGTCGTCGGCTACTGGCTGCTGTTGGCCAAGCACCGACATCTCCCTCGTCAGGGCCACGATGACATCTGCCCTGGGGGGGTCCGCTACCGACTACGTGGTGGGTGGTGATGAGGCTGGCTACCCCGGCTACCGGATCCACCAGCGTCTGTCAACCGCTGCCTTCACCGGCACCCTGCCTGCGATTACTGGAACCGCGGACCTGGCCCTTCCGCCCACATGGAGCTTCCGTCTCCCCCTTCCCCTGCTGGGAGCAACTCCCAGCTTAGTACACTAACTAGCCTAGGTCAAGTCAGGGACCTCACGCGTCTGTGATAGACGTCTATCAGACTCCACTGCCGCGGCCTGCTCTCTCCCTGCCACCCCACTGCGCTGTCAGAGGATTCAGGTAAGATTCAGGTTGACTTCGGCCACTAACTGGGCTAAGCTAGCTGGCTGTGCCCAACACTGCACCGAACAAGGACACCTACGGGCTGGTCGCCAACCCGACCCGCCCGCGGACGAAGAACGATCAGGTCGGCGTCAACATCACCTTGCCGTTCGACCTCCACCGCAAGCTGAAGATCAAGCAGATCCAGCTGGACCTGACCCTCACCGAGGCCATGACGGCAGCGGTCGAGGACTGGGTCAGGTGACCTCAACAGGATCCGACTGCCCCACCGGCAAACGCCAATTCGCCACCAAGGCCGCCGCCATCGGCTTCGCCTGCTCCCTCAGGGGCAGGCGGGGCCGGTCGGCCAACGCCTTTCGGTGCGACTTCTGCCGCTGTTGGCACGTCGGCAACAAAGGCGGTGACACCTCGAAAGGACGGACCAGACGTTGAACCCCAAACCTCCTGATCACCTCGGCATCCAGCACCTCGAATGGCTGCTGGTCAGCGAGCTAGAGATGGCGCCCCCACAGTGGGGACGCCCTCTCCGGCCCGGCGACATCCGTGCGATGGCACACGACTTCGACCCTGACAAGTTGGGAGCCGTGGCGATCTGGGCACGCAAGAACCTACCAGCGGGCCGCGGCAAGTACGTGATCTGCGACGGCCAACACCGCGTCGCCGCCGTGCGGCTGGCCCTCGGCAACGACCAGCGGGTGCCCTGCCTGATCTACGAGGGACTGACCATGGAGACGGCTGCCGAACTGTCCCTCGGCCTGCAGGAGCGCCGCAACCTCCACCCGCTGGACAAGCACCGCGCCGCCCTGGCCGCCCACGAAACGCGGGCCGTCGAGGTCGACAAGGTCATGACCACGCTGGGCCTGCACTTCGTCTACACCGCCAAGGGCACCGACCGGGGCCGCATCTCGGCGGTCGGAGCCTGCTACCAGGTCTGGTACCGCATGGCCGCCCCCGGCCTGGAGCGGGTGCTGAACATCTGCAGCCAGGCCTGGGACCGGACCTCGGCGGGCTACGCCAGTCCGGTGCTGAAGCTGGTCATGACCGTGCTGGCCGCCCATGACGGCGAGGTCGACGATGTCCACCTGGGCGAGACGCTCGCTCTGCGGTCGCCCGCCCAGTGGGTGTCCAAGGACGTCATACCCCGGCGGCCCATCTCCTCGCTGGCCCAGGACGTCATCATCGAGTACAACAAGGCCCGGCGCGGGGCCAGCCGCCTGTCCGAACTGACGCCGTCGCAGTACGAGGCCGCCGCCAAGCGCAAGCCCTCGCCGACCGTGCGAGGGCCGGTCGAGGGCCGCACCACGGCTACCAAGAGCCGGTCCGGCTCGTCCACCCGGCCCAACCGGCGGCGACCCAGCTAGGCGCCCACTGCGCTCGGCCATTTTCTAAGGCCCACTGCGCCCTCGCTGCCCAGGCCCAGCTTCCAGCCCTGCGTCTGCCGAAATGCAGCCCAGGCCTGCGAGGCGAGCCTGGGCAGCCTCTGTACGGCCACCCAGCAGAACGCGGCAGGTCCCGTATTGCGGAACCTTTGGCGTGCCACCTCTGGTCGTACGTATGTTCAACCTGCCACCTAAGCCTTCCGCAGGACGCGAATGGATGGTTATGAGTAGGGCTGGCATCGCCTCCAAAGCGCACCCTGTACGCCATTGTGGGCTGCGCCTGATAGACGTCTATCATCAGGCTGACCGGCCTTAGCTCAATGGACAGAGCGTCGGCCCACGAAGCCGAAGGATCCTCGTTCAAGTCGGGGAGGCCGGACGATGCCTGGCTTCACGTCACCCGCCATCCTGTTCCTCAACAGCTGGGATTCCCCCGAACGGGCCTTCTGCAAACAGGTCTTCGGCGCCCTGCCCAGCCGCGGCTACACCCGCTACGTCGAGCCGTGCGCGGGCGCGTTCGCCATGCCGATGGTGGCCGAGAACTCGGGCTGGAAGCCCGCGGCCATGGAGTGCAGCGACACCAGCCTCTACTCGGCCATCGTGGGCGACCTGCTGGCAGGCAACGATCTGGCCGCACTGGACGTGCGGGTCGACGGCGATCCCGTCGAGCTACCAGAGGAGCCGCTGGACCAGGCCGCCCACCTGCTGTGGGTCCAGCTGCTGTGCCGGACCCAGGCCCGCCCCGAGGTGGACTACTGGAAGACGCTGATCGACGACCTCACCGACAACCGCCAGACCCACGTCGACTCCATCACCAAGCGGCTGGCCGGGCTGATGGAACGGCTGGCCGGGCTGCACTACGAGCCGCTCGATATGTGGGACCACATGGAGCGCGTGGTCAACGACCCCCACACCATCGTCAACTGCAACCCGCCCACCTACTTCAAGGGCTTCGAGCGGTTCTTCGACACCAAGGACCGCCTGACCTGGAACGTGCCCGACTACCAGTTCTTCGACCCGGCCACCGGCGTCGACCGCCTCGTACGTATGTTCGATGGGGCGCCCGCCCTCATGCTGTGCCTGCAGCAGAAGCCGCCGGGCCAGGCCTGCCACCCGACGCCGGTCTTCGCCCGCGACCTCAGCCTGGGCCAGTACGTCTACCTCATCAGCAACCGGCCCGACGAGGTCTTCGCCATCACGGGCGGGCCGAAGGTCAGCCGCCACCAGGTCCCCGACCTGACGCCCGGCAACCTGCCGGTCATGCCCAACGACTACGCCATCACCGCTGGCTCGGTCGTCGAAGCGGTGCCGGTCAAGCAGCCGGTCGCCGATTACTACCGCGCCCTGTGGATGCACCGCCTGATCGGCGACCCCGGCGGCAACAACCTGCTGCTACTGGTCGACAAGCAGGTGGCGGGCATCATCGGCTACAGCCTGGCCAGCCTGTCCAAGCCCTACACGTCCGACAGCCGCTGGTCCAAGCACGCCATCCTGCGCTTCGCCATCGGGGCGCCCCATAAGACCTTGCGCGTAACCCGGCTGGCCACCATGGTCGCCCTACAGCGGTCGACGCTGGAACTGACCGCCACTCCGGCCACGGCCATGTTCGTCCAGGCCAGCGAGGGCATCGTCACCGTCGAGTACACCCGCCGCGACGAGTCAAAAGGCCTGCGCGGGCTGATGACCCGCATCGAGAAGCGCAAGAAGCCACCGGACGGCTTCCAGCTGATCTACGCGGCTGACTGGCAGGACCACGACTACGGTCGGGTCCTCACCGACTTTCTGGCCAAGGAGGCGTCGTGGGGCAAAGCCCGAGCAGCGGCAAAGCAACCGGCGTAGCCGAGCAGCGCATGCAGATCGCCGACGACCTCTGGATCGAGTGGGTCGACCTCAACGCGCTGCGGGAACAGGACATCAACGCCCAGCAGATGCAGCCACGCCAGATGGACCGCCTGACCGAGAACATCCGCCTGCGCGGCCAGATCGAATCGCTGCCTTACTGCTGCCAGACCGAGGCCAACGGCCCCATCTCGGTCATCAGCGGCCACCACCGAGCCAGAGCCGCCCGCGCCGCCGGACTGACCCGCATCCCGGTCATCATCGACCGCCAGCCCATGACCAAGAGCCGGATCACGGCCAAGCAGATCGCCCACAACGAACTGGTCGGGGAGCCGGACCGCGACATCCTGGCTCAGATGGTCGCCAGCCTGGAATCGGTCGACGACATGCTGCTGTCCGGCCTGGACGAGAACTGGCTGCCCACGCCCGGCCCTGACGACACCCAGCTGCTGATCCCCCACGCTGAGTTCGACTGGCGCCTGGCCACCCTGCTGTTCCTGCCCGGCCAGCTGGACCGCCTCAACGAACTGGCCGACCTGTGCAGCGGCAGCGACTTCGTGGGCGTGGCCCAGGCCGATCAGTTCGACAGCTTCTCCAAAGCCATGGTCGCCTTCGCCCGCGTCCGCAACGTCAAGAACCTGGCCGTCGTGGTCGACGTACTGACCCAGATCGCCCTCCGCGAGGTCGACCAGATCAAAGCCGATGCCATCGCCGCCGCCGCCGCAGCCGCCGCCGCTTCGCCCTGACCCCGACCTCATCGGGTACATGGAGGGCGAGCCGCTGTGGCGCCGCCTGATAGACGTCTATCACCGGATCCGCAGCCTGCTCTCTCTCCCGCCTAGAAAATCCGGAACTCGCCCAGAACCACCCGCTCCGCATGATCGAAAGCCCACAGGGCCGTCGTGGCAGCGGTCAGCGGACTGATCGACACCGTCGACTGGCGGCGGCCCCAGGCCCAGGCGTCACCCAGCGACCGGCGGACCGCAGCTGCCGCAGCTGCGTCGAGCGCCGCGTTGGGCCGGTAGCGGACCGTCAACTCGTCACCCATGAAGGCCTCCAGCAGCCCGGCGCAGGCGGCCACGTACTCCTTCGTCTTGACCGGCATCAACTCCAGGCCCAACCGGGTGCAGCGGTCGGCCACGTCCAGGGCCGGACCGGCGGCGTCGTAGCTGATGGCCACCGGCTGCAGCTTGTCCCGCAGCTGCAGCAGCCGCTCCGGCACCCAGCCCGACGTGGGCCGGTAGTCGGCCACCTCCAGCCGGGCGTTCCCACCGCCGTCCCGCCAGGCCGCCACGATGCAGGCGTCGGTGCGATCCAGCGCCACGTCGAAGCTGAGCGAGCAGTCCCCGATCGGCGGCAGGGGCTGGTCGGGCGAGGCCGCAGCCATCCAGGCCGTCCGCGGGATGACCCGAGCAGCTGTGTGAATCCAGCGGTTTCCGTAGGCCCGGCTGAACTCCTCGTTACCCATCTCGTCCAGCGCCGCATACATGGCGGGGGCGAAGATCGTCCGGCCATACGCCGGGTGGTACGTGGGCCAGCTGGCCTCCTGCGTCGGGTCCAGGTGGTCGGGGCAACTCCACTCGAAGAACGCCCGGCCCTCCTGGCGGCCTGCTTCTACATCTGCCCGTCCTCCCTCGACGCTGCCCAGCCACCACGTAGAGCTATCGTCGCCCGCCGTAGATACCTTCCAGACCTGGGCGTTGGCCTTCGTGGCCTGGGTCGGGACGATGGCCTGGTCGATAGCCCGCCCTCTGGCCAGGTCGAACACCCAGCTTTCGTCGATGACGACCAGGTCGGTGTGCTTCGAGTGCAGCGCATCGGGCTGGGGCGGGAACGGTCGGATCATCCCGCCCGACTGCAGCCACTTGACGTGCTCCGATCCGCTGGCCCGCCGCAGTTCGAGCAGATCGGCCAGCGGGTCCAGCTGGGGCCAGTGTTCGTTGACCAGCCAGTCGACCGCGTCCTTGCCGGACTGCATTGTGTACCAGACCCGCGCCCGCTTCAGCGTCAGCGCCCGGTGGTCCATCGTCACCCCGAACAGCCAGGTCTTGCCCGACTGCCGGGGCACGGTCACGTCGACGACCCGGTACACGAAGCGGCCATCGGCGTCGACCTCCAGGGCCACATCGGCCACCAGCCGCTGCCAGCCCATCAGCGGCAGGCCCAGCACCTGCGCCAGCCGGGCCACTGCCGGACCGTAGGTCTTGCGGCTGGGGTTGCGCTTGGTCGCCCAACGCGGCGGCGGATATCCGTCGAAATCGGCTGCCTTCGGCGTCAGGGTCGGGGCGATCGCTGCCATTAGCCCGCCGCTCGTTTCCAAACGCCTCCAGAAAGGAGAGTTGGGAGGTTGATGGGTGGTGACGACCGCTGCCTCCAAAAAATGCCTACGCGGCTGCTAGCTGCTGCCACTGCTACCACCGCTGCCACTGCCACGCTGCGGCCACCACGCCAACGCCAACGCGAACGCCCACCTCCCATCGATCGAAACGTCTGCCAACTACTACTGCTGTGGGCAGCACAGCCATCTGCTGTGTGCGGCACCTCCACATCAGCAGCAGCCTCCTCCTCAGCTGTGGGCTGACAGCAACTGCTACAGCCAACAACTACTGCTGCTGACCTACCATCCATCCTCAGTGCCCAGTCTCGATCCTCGTCTGGCCTCCAAGGAGTGGCAGCGATTACGGAAACTGATCCTGCAACGGGACAACTTCGTATGTCAGATCCACTCTCATTACTGCCTCGGTCTGGCCACCGAAGTCGACCATATCGACCCACCTCTCGATGGCGGATCGTTCTGGGATCCAGCCAACCTTCGAGCCAGCTGCAGGCCATGTAACGCTCGCAGAGGCGGCCAATATCGCGCTCAAAGAGCGGAGCGTTCCAGCTTCGGCTATCGGCAGCCGATCGTGCCCATGGAGACACGTCTGTAACTAGCTGGGCTGGGCTAGCTCTGCTGCCAGCCGATCCCAGGCGTCCTCTGTCTCTGCCTTGGCCCCCTGCAGTTCGGCCACACTGACGATCAGCGTCTGCCGTTCCAGCTTGGCGCCCAGGTCCAGCAGCCGGGCTGCCACCACCAGCGGTATCTCACTGGCCTCCACGCCGTTGAACGAGGCCAGGCCTTTCATCAGCAGAGCGCGTCCAGCCCGGCGGTGGTTGGCGTGCATCGTTCGGATGGCGTCCAGCCGCTCCTGATCGTCCACGCGATAGCACTCGTCGTCCCAGGCCTCAGCCCGATCCCACCAGTCCCACTTGGCTGCCCACATCCGGACCGATCGGCTGGTGACGTGCGCCGTGGCCGCCACATCGTCCAGCCGCCGTTGCGACGGCGCGGTGTCGCGGAGCGTTCTAAACGCCGCGTAGGCCCGACTCGGTTCGCCGTGCTGGCGTTCCCACCGGGCTGGACTGCTGGCCTCAACCATGACGCTCAGTATGCCAGGCCGACTTCCGCTCATTTCCGCCCCGTGATAGACGTCTATCAGGCCGCGTGGCAAACTGACTGCCATGCGACTCACTGCGACTCAGCGCAACAAGCTGCCGCGGAGCGCCTTCGTCTACCACGGCGGACCTCGGTCCAACTGGCGCTATCCGGTGCCGACCAAAGCCCAGGCTCGCAGGGCGGGCATCTCCGAAACCCAGCGCAAATCCATCCACGGGGCCGCCGTCAGCTACGGCGCCCGCAAGTCCACCCGCGGATCCAAGGCCACCATCAAGCGGGTCGTCAGCCGCCGCAAGTAGCTCCCTACCTCCGACGCCTTTCATGGCGTACCCTTGCGGGGCGTGACCATGGTGGCAGCTGGTGGAGCGATAGCGCGGGTCAGCCTGCGGCGCGACGGCGGCCTTATCCCGCCCGCTGGTGTGGCCCCTTCCATGATGTACGGCGTCCCTGGCCCCTACGTCTTCGACGCCACCTCAGCCCGCAAGGTGCCAGCGGTCGGACGAGCCATCCAGCTGTACGGCGGCATGTGCAAACAGATGCCGCTCGACGCCTACCGAAATGGCTCGCTCCTACCACGACCCATGCTGCTGGCCCGGCCCGACCCCGACCGCGGACGGCCCTGGTTCGTCCAGTGCAACGTCGAGGACTACCTGCTCAATGGCAACGCCATCGCCTACGTGACCAGCCGCGGGTCTGACGGCTGGCCCACGTCGCTGGTCTGGCTACCAGCCAGCTGGGTCTACATCCAGTGGACGCCGTCCATGGCCGAGGACGTCACCTACTACTACGCCGCCTGGGGCAGCCAGCCGCTGAACAACGACGACGTCATCCACGTCCGCCGCGGCGCCGACCGCATGTACCCGGTACGGGGCGTGGGCGTCGTCGAGGAGCATCTGACCACCCTGGACCGGGCCGCAGCCGAGGAGGAGTACGAGACCAACACCCTCCAGGGCGCCGCGGTGCCGTCAGTGGCGGTCATCGCCCCTCAAGCCCAGATCGACGACACCGCTGCCGAGGCCGCCAAGGCCATGTGGGTCAGCAAGTTCGGCGGCTCCACCCGCGAGCCAGTCATCCTGCCCAACGGCACCCAGGTCATCCCACTGGCCTGGTCGCCCAGCGACACCCAGCTGATCGAAGCCCGCAAGCTGACCCTGCTGGACATCGCCAACCTGTTCAACCTGGACGGCTACTGGCTGGGCGCCCCGGTGGCGGGCATGACCTACCGCACCGCCGGGCCGCAGTACCAGCAGATCCTACGGACGTCGATCGAGCCGGTCATAACCGACTTCGAGGACGAGTGGAGCTACCGGCTGCTGCCCCGCGGCCAAACCATCCAGTTCGATCGCAACAAGCTGCTGGCCGACGACTTCGCCACCACCGCCAACGCCGTCGTGGCGCTGGTAACCGCCCACATCATCACCCCGCAACAGGGCTTTTCCCTCATGGGCCTGTCGGCCACCCTTCAGACCAAAGGCGGACCATCCGACCCACCACCCGACCAACCCCCACAGCCACCGCCGCTACCCGACGCCCAGTCGGCGCCGCAGCCGGAAGGAGCGACCACGCCATGATCCCCATACCAGAGGTGCGGATCTACCAGACCGGCCTGCAGCTGCGTGACACCCAGCTGGTCGGCAAGCCCTACAAGTACCTCGAAGGCCGCGCTGTGCCCTTCGAGGTCTGGGCTGACGTCGGCTGGTTCCTCGAACAGCATCTGCGCGGCAGCCTGGACCAGACCACCAAGGCGGGCAGCGGCCAGCGTCTGCCACTGCTGCTGTTCCACAACAACCGCTCATTTCCCATCGGATCGGCGGAAAGCTGGGACCACCAGGATGACGGGCTGCATGGCGTCTGGCGGCTGAACGAACTGCCGGAGGCTCAGCAGGCAGCCCAGCTGGCCGAAACGGGCGACCTCGGCTACCTGTCGATCGGCTTCCAACCGGTCAAGAGCAGCTGGGAATACGTCGATGACTGGAACCCCGACCTGGGGCCGGACCACAAGGACCGCGTGACCCGGCAGGAGTCGCGGCTGCTGGAGGTCAGCCTGACGCCCACACCGGCCTTCGCCGACGCCGAGGTGACCATGGTCCGTTCCGCCGAGCGGCAGCGGCCACGGGGCGAGATGAAGGTCGACATCTGGCGCCGCGAACTGGACCGCATCAAGGCCGGTTCGCTGTGAGCCACCTGCAGGCGGGCGTCCTGGTCGTGGAGGTCGGCATCATCGCCATCGCCTACCTGGCCACCCTGATCGCTGGCTTCCGCCGACCATAACTCGCGCCCACTGCGCTCCGCGGTTTTTCAAGGCCCACTGCGACCCGCTGCATAAACCACTGCCGCGGCTGCATTATGCAACCCAGGCCTGCATAGCCAGCCTAGAACGCCTCTAGATTCCGACCGGGCGCAGGCTTCGTTGGGGAGGAGTAAGCCAGCGTCCGAGCGTGCCACCTCTGGTCGTACGTTTGTTCAACTTGCCACCTAAGCCATTCCTACTGCGTTACGGGGTGAGTGTGGGTGGGCTGGCATCGCCCCCAAAGCGGTCCCTGTACGCCCTCTATAGCTGCGCCTTCTGCTGCCGGTTGCGTGATAGACGTCTATCAGCTACCTTCCGCCCCACATAGCCACGACCGCGGCCAACCCGTCCGAGGCCGGGCTGAGGCCGAGGAACAGCCGGACGTGCCAGCCGTCGAGGCGGCGCCCACTGAGTCCTCACCTACCAGCCCACCTGACTGAGACAGTTGAGCGCCCTGCATCTGCGCTAGCCGTAGCCCTTCGTCTGACCTCAGGAGGTCTGCCGCCATGGCACGAAACATTGTCCTGCAACGCCTACTCGACGAGCGGGACACCCTCGTCGACACCATCGAGAACGTGCTGATGCAGGTCGAAGGCCGCGACCTGACCGACGCTGAACAGCAGGTGCTGGAACGGACGCGTGAGCGCATCAAGGAGCTTGACGCCCAGATCAAGCCACTAGAGGAGTACGAGCGGGTCCGCGACGCCCACCGTGACACCCGCGCCGACCTGGCGCCGGTGCCGCCACCGCCCAACGGTCGGGTGCCGGACCGCGTGCCTGCCGAGCCGCGCCGCATGGACGGCATCGACCCCAACGCCCCCACCTACCGCAGCGCCGGTGCCTACGTCGTCGACTACCTGCGGGCCTTCGGCATGATGGAGCGCGGCGTCCGCGACGAGTCAGCCATGGCACGGGTGGTCCAGAGCCGTGCCGTCGCCGACCAGAAAACCACCGACAGCACCGGCATCCTGCCCACCCCCATCGTCGGGTCCGTCGTCAACCTCATCGACGCCACCCGCCCCTTCATCTCCAGCCTGGGCGGCAGCAAACCAATGGGCGGCATCCCCGGCGCCACCTTCACCCGGCCCAAGATCACCCAGCACACCACGGTCGGCCAGCAGGTCCCGGCAGGCGGCGCAGGCGAGAAGACCCAGCTGCCGTCGCAGAAGATGGTCGTCAGCCCGGTCAGCTTCTCCAAGAACACCTACGGCGGCACCGTCGACATCAGCCGCCAGGACATCGACTGGACCGACCCATCGGCCTGGGACATCCTCATCAGCGACCTGGCCAACGTCTACGCCGTCCAGACCGAGACGGCCTGTTCCGCGGCCTTCAAGGCGGCAGCCACCGCCACGCCGGTCGCGGTAGCCACCAACGACCTCAAGGGCTGGACCCTGGCCCTCTACACCGCGGCCATGCACAGCTACTCCGGCGGCCTCCAGATGCCCGACCGGATCTGGTGCAGCCTCGACGTCTGGGCCGCCCTCGGCTCGCTGGTCGACGTGGCCCGCGTGGCCATCCCGGTCGACACCGCCCGCGAGATGGGCGCACCGGGCACCTCGTCCATCGCCAACTTCTCCGGCGACATGCTGGGCGTGCCCCGGATCGTCTGCCCGACCTTTGCCTCCGGGACCTGCATCGTCGGACCCTCCGGCCTCTACGAGGTCTACGAGGAGGTCATCGGGCTGTTGAGCGTCATCGAACCGTCCATCCTGGGCGTGCAGGTGGCCTACGGCGGCTACCTGGCCCAGGGCAGCCTGGCCGCCCCGGCCTTCATCCCGCTGACCATGCCGTCCGGCATGCCCACCGCCCTCGACACCGGCCCGGTCGACGCCCCCGCCGACGCCGACGCGCCAGCAGCCCCCAGCGGCAGGGCCGCCAAGCAGGCCTAACCATGTCGTGGACCCTCAAGTCACGCGGCAGCTGGGGCGAGGCCACCAGCAGCGCCCCCGGTACCGACTTCCCGGCAGTCCTAGCCCTGCCGGGAAGCTGGCACTGGTTCCCCGGCGCCACGACACTGCTGGTCCGCAAGGACCAGTGGCCGTCGCTGGCCGCTCCACCCGTCATCGACGCCATCACCCCCATCACCGGCCCAGCCGCTGGCGGGACCGGCGTGACGCTGACCGGGTCGGGCTTCTCGGGGACGACCGGCGTGACCTTCGGCGGCACCGCCGCTACCGGCCTCATCGTCAACGACCCCGGCACCGTGACCTGCATCACCCCGGCCCATGCGGCTGGGGCGGTGCCAGTCGTACTCCAGAACCCCCGCGGCAACGTCACCGCGGCTGAGCAGTACGCCTACGTCTGATGTCGGCCTGGCCAACGCTCAAGGAGGTCCGCGGCCTGCTGCGCCTGCAGCCGGACGCCACCGAGGACGGGTACATCCAGACGGCGTTGGCCGCCGCCATCGACTACGGCATGCGGGCCATGGGCGCCAACGTGACCATCGTCACCAACAGCGACGGCACCCAGACCATCACCGGCACCCCCATCTACCCGATCGACACCACCCTGCTACCAGACGGCGCCCACCAGGCCTGCCTGCTGCATGCCGCCCGGCTGTACCGCCGCCGCGACTCCATCGACGGGACACTGGGCTTCGGCGATCTGGGCGTGGTCCGGGTCGGTCGTACCGACGCCGACGTCTTTGCCCTCTACGGCACCTACCGAGTCGGCTTCGCGTGAGTTGGGACCGCTCCGTGGCTGCCCCCGCGCTCGCCCAGGCCATCACCGACGCCGCCACAGCGGCAGGCTCACTGGCCACCGTCTTCGAGAAGCCGCCCGGCACCCTCAACCCACCAGCCATCGTCGTCGGGCGGCCCTCCGAGGTCCGCTACGGCGTGGCCGCCCTCGGCATCGACGAGTGCGATCTGCCGGTGCTCTGCCTCGGGCCGATGGACGGCGAGGACGACGTGGCCGCCCTCATCACCCTGGTCCGCAAAGCCATCACGGATCCTCAACTGGGCGGGGCTGTCCAGACCGCCTACCCGGCCATCGAACGCAACTGGCGGCAAGTCAACGTGGCCGGGACCGACCTGCTCCAAGCCGAAGTCAGCTTCGTCATTCTCATGTAGCCAGGAGGCAGCCATGACCGATACCGACGTCCTCGAACCCACCTTCGGCAACGGCGGCAACGGGCCACCCACGGTCGGCCTGACCGCCGCTGGCGACCCGGTCCCGCCCACCGCCAATCCGCTCATTCTCAACGACGCCTACTTCGAGCTAACCGGCGTCAACCTGCGCTGCCTGGTCAAACACCTCGAAGTCAGCCCGGAGAACAAGCCGGTGACGGTGACCAGCTTCTGCGCCGAGACGGACTACCCCGGCGTGACCAAGTGGCACCTGCGAGTGACCTTCTACCAGAGCTTCGACTCCGGAGCGGTCTACGCCACCCTCAACGCCGCCTACCAGGCCTACGTGGCCAGCGGCACCCCGGCTCAGTTCCGCGCCCGGCCCTACTCCAGCAAGGTCGCCTCAGCCACCAACCCCATCATCTCGGGCTACGCCATCCCGCAGCCGTTCGACCTCATCATCGGGGACGCCGGGGCGGCCAGCGAGGTGCCGATCGACTGGAACCTGACCGCCGTGCCCACCGTCGACACCGGCAGCGTGGCCGCCACAGGCGCCACCTCGGGCGCGCCGGGCTACTACTCGCCTTCGGGTGCCCAGACCCCGGCCAACCTGGCTGCCCTGACCGGCGTGACGGCCACGCCCGCCGCCGCCTGGGCCACCGGTCAGTACGTCATCACCGCCGACCTGCTGGCCGCTCACTGGACCGGCGCAGCCTGGGCCGCTGGCAAGGCGTAGGTGGCCGCCAAGACCAAGACCGTCGTCGAGGCACAGGTCGTGGGCATCCAGGCTCTGACCCGCGACCTGCTCCGGCTGGCCGACGAACATTCCGGCCAGCTGCTGCCCTACCTGCAGCGAGCCGCCATGCAGGCCATGTACCCGATCGCCGACGCCACCCGCGGTGCGCTGCCCCATCTAACCGGGCGGTTGGCCGGGACGGTCCGCGTGGCCAAGTCCCGCACCGGCGCCTCAGTGCGGGAGGGCGGGATCCACGGCGTCGTCTACGCCGGGCCGGTCGACTTCGGTGGCTACCCCGACGATCGCCCCTACCTGCCCAACGGTCGCTACCTGTTCCCCACCGCCCAGAAGCTGTCCAGCAAAGCGGAGAGCATCTACAACGTGGCCGTGGCTAAGGCGCTGGAGGGCATGGTCTGGACCAACACCACCTCGACCCCTGGAGCGGTCCATGACTGACGCTGGCTTCCCACCGGCCCCACCGCCGGAGCGCAACTTCATCGACGACGTCGGTGATAGACGTCTATCACCCGACAGCGACCTGGGGCCGCTGCCCACCGTCATCGAAATCTCCACTGCGTTCGCCTCCCGCATGCCATCCCAGCGCGTCATCGACCTGCTCAAACACGTCGAGCCGGACCAGAACTTCAGCGAAATCGCCGAGAACCAGCCACCCCGGCTGCTGGCTTTTCGGGCGCTGCTGCGGGACCACCCCAACCGCGACACCACCTCCCTCTGGCTGCACGCCTACGACTGCGAGGTGGCCCTACAGGACGTGGACCCTACGAACGGCAAGTCGCCGACGCCATGGCCTCCTTCTGTGCCTACTACCACATGAAGCCTGACGAGGCCGATGGCCTGCCCGACGTGATGTGGGACGCCATGGTTCGCCACATGCAAGCCGAGGCAGCGGCCATCGAGAAGGCCAACCGCCAGACGCAAACCAGGAGGTGAGCCGTGCCTGGCCCCTCGGTCATGGTGCGGATCCTCGGCGATCTGTCCGGCCTCGCCAACGCCTTCAAGTCCGCCGCCACCACCGGGGCCAAAGTTGGCTCCGGACTGCATGACGCCATCAGTCCGGCGCTAGCCGCCCTCAACCAGACCGGCGTCCTCGGCCCCTTCACCGAGGCGCTGGACGGCGTCGACCAGTCCATCCAGACCATCAAGACCCACATCCACGACATCCCGCTGGCCCTGGTCGGGGTCGGCGCAGGCGTGGCCGCGGTCGGCACCGCCCTGTCCTTCGCCGGGTCCAAGGACCAGCAGGCCCACGCCCAGCTGCAGGCTGCGGTCCAGGCCACCGGCAAGAGCTACGACACCTATGCCGACCAGATCGAAGCGGCCATCAAGCACCAGGAGCATTTCGGCAGCACCGCAGCCCAGACCCAGGACGCCCTCCGCATCCTGACCCAGGCCACCAACGACCCGGCCAAAGCCCTGCAGCTGCTGAACACCGCCACCGACCTGGCTGCCGCCAAGCACGAAAGCCTGACCTCTGCCTCTACCCAGCTGGCGCGGGGCTACAACGGCGCGACCAAGGTCTTCAAGGAGTTCGGCATCCAGGTCACCACGACCACCAAGCTGACCTCGGAGATGACCAAGGCCACCGGCGAGGTCACCCGCGCCGACAACAACGCCGCCACGGCCAAGCAGAAGCTGAGCGACCTCATGGCCGAACTGTCGGCCAAGGGCAAGATCAGCCTGGCCGACCAGGTCAAACTGGCCCAGGCCCAGGCCGCGGTGACCAAGGCCGAGGAGGACGGCCACAAGAAGGTCAAGGGCAGCGCCAAGGAACTGGCCACCGCCCAGGAACGGCTGGCCCTGGTCCAGGCCCAGGTAGCCGACAAGACCAAGCTGTCGGTGGCCGACCAGATCAAACTCCACGAAGCCCAGCAGAAAGTCACCACCACCACCGCGGCCCAGCGCAAGGCCCACGAAGACCTCAAGCAGGCCCAGCAGGACACCGCCAACGCCACTCTGGCCAACGGCAAGGCCATGGACATCCTGGGCCAGAAGCTCAAGGGCCAGGCCGCCGCTGCCGCCGACACCTTCACCGGCAAGCTCAAGGACATCAAGGCCCACATCGAGGACCAGGTCGCCACCCTCGGCCAGAAGTACGGCCCGGCCCTACAGGGCGCGGGTGCGGCCATGGCCGGGCTGGGCACCGCCATGAAGATCGGCCAGACGGCCATGAAGGCGGCCAAGGACGCCGCCCTCGGCACCCGCATCGAACTGGCCGCCCTCAGCGCCTGGGAGAAGATCACCGCCGCTGCCACTTTCATCCTCGACGCCGCCATGGACGCCAACCCGCTGGTCCTCATCGCCCTGGCCGTGGTGGCCCTGGTCGGGGTCATCATCCTGCTGGTCACCCACGTCAAGATCGTGCGCGACGCCTTCCTCGACCTCTGGAAGTGGGTCAAAGCGGCCTGGAACGGCATCTGGCAGGCCATTCTTTTCGTCTGGGACTGGATCAAGAAGAACTGGCCGCTGCTGCTGGGCATCCTCCTCGGCCCCATAGCCCTGGCCGCCGCGCTCATCTACAAGTACTGGGACCAGATCAAGAAGGCCGCCAAGGCCGTCGTCGACTACATCGTGTCGATCTGGAACGGGCTGGTCGGCTTCTTCTCCGGCATACCCGGCCGACTGTGGGCGGTGGCCTCCGGTGCCTGGAACTTCCTGTCCAACGAGGCCAGCACCGTCTACGGCTGGATCGTCAACACCTGGAACGCCATGATCCGCTGGGTCGCTGGCATACCCGGCGACATCGCCCGCGCCATGTCCGGTATGTGGAACTTCCTGTCCAGCCAGTTCACCACCGTCTGGGGCTGGATCCAGGGCACCTGGGGCCGCATGTGGGGCTGGATCGTCAGCCTGCCCGGTGCCGTGGCCCGCGCCCTCGGTGGGATGTGGAACGTCATGGCCTCAGCCATGCGGGCGGCCCTCAACTGGGTCATCGACATCTGGAACAGCCTGCACTTCAAGATCGGCGGCTGGCACGTCGGCCCGGTCAGCCTGCCCACCGTGACCATCGGCATGCCCACCATTCCCCACCTGGCCCAGGGCGGGCTGATGACGCAGAGCGGGCTGGTCTTCGCCCACGCAGGCGAGGTCATCACGCCTGCCCCGGCCGCCACCCACCGCGGCCCGGTGGTCCACATCGACAACGCCCACTTCAAGGAGACGCTGGACGTGGAGGCCTTCATGCGCCGCGTAGCCTGGGTCGCAACCGCCAAGGCCATGTGATGCAGCCCGGCACCACCTGTGTCCGCCAGGCCTGGCTGACCCTCGGCTCGCTGACCATCCAACTGGAGAACGTAGCGGGCGGCTGGTTCTGCAGTTCGCTGGACCTCGGCTACCCCGAACCACGCGAGGTCATCCAGAACCGGCCCGACACGGACGGGGCGATCGACCGAACCCGGTACATGGGCGCTCGCATCGTGTCGGCCGAGATTCACGCGCTGGCCGGAGCCGGTGCCCGCATCGACGACATAGCCGACAACTTCGCCCCCTTCATGGTGCCCAACGCCCGGCCGGTGCTGCACTACATCCTCGACCGGCCGGGCGCCGCCGAGCGCACCATCAACCTGCGCGCCATGGGCTACAGCTGGGCCGTCAACAGCCCGGTGGAACGGCAGATCCAGCTGCAGTGGAAGGCCGCCGATCCCACCGTGCGCGACCCAACCGTACAGACCGCCACGTCCTACACCGGCACCCCGACCGGCAACGGGCGCACCTACCCGCTGTCGTTCTCCCGGCAGTACCCGGCCACAGGCGGCGCACCCTCGACCGGCACCATCAGTTCTCCCGGCAACCTGCTGGTGCGACCGCTGCTCTACATCTACGGCCCCGTCACCGCCCCGGCGGTCACCTTCACCCCGACCGGCTCCACGCCCGTCTCCAAGGTGGCCTTCGTCCCCTCGTTCCGCATCGACGCCGGACACTTCGTCCTGGTCGACACCGTCAACAAGACCGCCAACCTGGACGGCCCCAACGGCGCCTCGGAACTGGCCTGGCTGGACTGGTACAACACCACCTGGCCCATCCTGCCCATCCAACCCGACACCACCAGCATGGCCATGACCGGCTCCTCCACCAGCGGCTCCACCCAGGCCCAGGCCACCTGGCAGGACGGCTACCTGACATGACCTGGCCCACCGGACGGGCCGCCGTCCTCGACTTCGAGGCCGAGGCTGATAGACGTCTATCACCCGACGTACGAGCCGCACCGGGCACCTACCCGGTGCCAGCGGGCCGGGGCCAGTGGCGACTAACGCTGCACAGCCGGGACTTCACTGCCAACCAGACGCCCTACCAGACCACCATCGGTGCCCTGCCCGACGCCATCAACCGCAAGCTCATCCGGCAGTGGAACCAACCCAGCCAGCTGGACTTCACCATCGACGGGCGATCAGCCCAGGCCGCCCTCCTGGCCGAGCTACAGCAGGACGTCATGGCCTGGCGTTGGGATGACACCGCAGGCGTGGACCGACCGCTGTTCCGGGGCGTGGTGTCGCAGACCCAGGACGTGCTGACTGCCGACAGCCATCTCATCAACGTGACCGCCCACGACTACGCGGGCATGTTCGCCCGACGATTTCTCACCAACCCCGCCACCTACACCAACGCCGACCTGGACGACATCGTGGCCGACATCCTCAACAAGGCCAACAACGTGGTGACGACCAGCGGCACCTCCATGTCCCCCGGTTCCAGCATGCCTCTGACCATCCAGATGGCCAACCCGGACGGCACCACCCGCAGCGCCAAGACCGGCACCCTCTACACCAACACCTACAACGCCTCCACCGGCCTGACCGACATCGTCAACGAACTGTCCAAGCTGCCCAACGGCTTCGACTTCGACGTGCTGCCCACCGGCCTCAACGGCACCGCCGACGCCCTGCGGATCTTCGCGCCCTACCAGGGCGTGCAACGTAGCGACCTGGCCCTGGTCTACGGCTCCTCCATCACCGCCCTGACCCGCTCCGTCGACTCCAGCACCTACGGCAACTACTGGCGGGTCATCGGCAACGCCCAGTCGACCTCACCGGGCACCACCCAGCTGGTAGCCGAAACCTGGAACACCGACTCCAACAACGTCTCCACCCGGCCCATCGGGCTGTGGATGTCCGCCGACAACGCTCCCTCGCTGACCACTGCGGCCGCCCTCACCGCCCAGGCCAACGGCGACCTGGCTCTGTACGGCACCCTCATCCCCACCTACCAGCTGACGCTGACGCCCGGCTTCTACTACTACGGCGGCCCCTACATGGGCGACGTGGTACCACTGGTCATTCGCTCCGGCCGCCTCAACGTCAACACCAACGTCCGCGTACTGGGCATCACCTACAACATCGGGGACGACGGCGAGGAGGACGTCGACCTGACCGTGGGCCAGCCCGGCCGCACCCTCGTCCAGATGATCCAGCAGAGCCAGAGCGACGTCAACGCCCTGGCCCGGAGGTGACCGCATGACCCGCTACACGCCGCTGTGGGAGCAGGCTGGCTCCTACGCCGCCAGCCAGGACCGGATGCTCCTGCGAGCCATCTTCGCCGGGAACACCGCCAGCAACGCCGGGGACTACATCAACGGGATGCGGGTGTCAGTGGCCTCCGGCATGACCGTGAACGTCGCCCCCGGCACCGCCGTCGTCCACGTCGTGTCGCCAGTCGGCTCGATCGTCTGCGTGTCCGACGCCGTCGAGCAGGTCACGCTGGCACCCGCCCCACCGTCCGGCCAGTCCCGCTGGGACGGCATCATCGCCCAGGCCCGGGGCAACGACTTCGACGGCGGCAGCAACAACGACTTCGTCATGACCGTCGTCCAGGGCACGCCCGCCGCCTCCAACCCAGCCTTCCCTGCCGTCCCCTCCCAGGCCGCTCTGCTGGCCTGGGTCAACGTGCCAGGCGGGGCGGCCAGCCTGGTCGCGGCCAACATCACCGAAGCCCGCGTGTCCCGGCTGTCCGGCCTGTGGGAACCGCCGCTGGCCGCCGCCGACCCGTTCACCTCCTTCACCGACCCCTGGGGCGAGACGTGGATCGCCAAGGGCGGCGTGCTCAACGGAACCTGGAAACGGGCCAGAGACGTGCTCAGCTGCTACATCTACCGATCGGCAGCCTGGTCCACGCCGAGCGCCGCAGACATCCAGGTCCCGTTCGACAGCGTTTTGACGGGCATGGACCCCTTCGGGATGGCGGCCAGCCTCAACACCAACACCGCCCGCATCATCGCCCCCATAGCCGGAAACTACCTCCTTACCACCAGCGCGGGCACAGGGTCGGGCACCATGCAACTCATCCGAGCCTGGAAAAACGGTGTCGCAGGGGTCAGCCAATCGGGCCAATACATGATCGGTCAGCCATCTGGCGTCACCAGCACCACCGTCTATGCCGGAAGCTGGATCGTCAAACTGGCGGCAGGGGACGACGTTTCCCTGTGGGTGCGGACCAGCGCCGCCGTGGCGCTAACCGTCAACTCCCAAATCACCTTCCTGACCGCCACCTACCTCGGCACCAGCTAAAGGAGGCCCCACCATGAGCTACGAGACGCAAGCCCTGCTGGAGGCCGATGGCGACTTTCAGCAACGCGCCCGCTCCTGCACCGTCCAGCAGGCGGACTACTACAAGGACGCCGCCGCCGCCGACCAGAAAGCGCTGGCCTACGGCGTGCTACGAGACGACCCCGGTTTGGTGCCCACGTTCATCCGGCTGGCTGCCGCCGGACCCGGCGTGGCCGACAAGGTCGACACGGGCAACGGCACCATCGACAGTTCGCTGGTGCTGGACGCAGACCTCTTGTCCCTGACGCAGGGCAACTGGCCCATCGTCACCTCCCTCTACTTCAACACAGACGGGACACCCAGGCCGTAGCTGATAGACGTCTATCACCCAGAGGAGGAACCATGTCCGACATCCCGACGACCGGCCCCGACCCCGAACCAGAGCCGACCCCCGAACCGGCCGAGGAGCCATCCCACGGCGACACCACGCCCGAGGACGAGGTCGGCTACGAGGGACAACGGTGACCCTCAACCGCATCTGGATCGCCTCGCCCAACTACTCCAGCCGCGGCGGCAGCAAGGTCCGGCTGATCGTGCTGCATACCAGCGAGGGGGCGACCAGCTACTCCAGCCTCGGCTCGTTCTTTGCCAACCCCTCCTCACAGGTGTCCAGCCACGTCGGCATCGACGACACCAAGGGCCAGATCGGCGAGTACGTCCACCGCGGCGACAAGGCCTGGACATCAGCCAACGCCAACCCGGTGGCGGTCCAGGCCGAACTCTGCACGCCCTCAGGAGCAGCCATGGGCTGGAGCGCCGCCACCTGGCAGCAGCATCCCAACATGCTGGCCAACGCCGCCGAGTGGATCGCCGAGGAGGCCGCTGCGTTCGGCATACCCATCGTCAAGCTCACGGCCCAGCAGGCCCAGGGCGGCAGCGCCGGGGTCTGCCAGCACGTCGACCTCGGCAGCTGGGGCGGCGGCCACACCGACTGCGGACCCAACTTCCCCATCGACCAGGTCATCGCCCAGGCCGGAGGGCAGAAGCCCAGCCCGCCGCAGCCCACACCCACGCCACCTCCGGCGGGCAAGGCGCCGCCATTTCCCTACCCGGCCAGCGACTATCTGGGTCAGCCGTCCCCCGACCCACACTGTCATTCCGGCTTCTACGGCGGCGTGGATACGCAGAACGTCCGCACCTGGCAACAGCAGATGGCCGCTCGCGGCTGGAACATCGGCGTGGACGGCCAATACGGGCCACAGAGCGAGGGCGTCTGCCGCCAGTTCCAGGGCGAGAAGGGCTTGAGCGTGGACGGCCTGGTTGGGCCGCAGACCTGGGCGACCAGCTGGACGGCGCCGGTCACCTGACCATGTGGACCCGGCCAAGCTCGTCGCAATCCTCACCGGAGTAGGCGGCATCGTGACCGCCACGGGCGGCGTGCTGCTGGCCATCCGGGCGGCGCGGGACAAGGAGCGCAAAGCCGCCAAGAGCGAAATCGACGAACTGTCCCACGAACTGTCCGACGAGCGCCACCAGCGACTGCAGGCCGAACGCCGGGTCTACGACCTCTCCCTCAAACTGGCCCAGCATGGCATCGACCCGACCGACCCGTAGCCCGGTGCTGGTCTTCATCGTGGCGGGCGTGCTGCTGGGCTGCTCCGTGGCCGCCACCGCCTACGCCATCAACAACAACCCCACCGTCGCAATCCCCGGCCCGCCAGGCAAGACTGGCCCAGCCGGACCGCAAGGAGCCACAGGTGCCACAGGACCAGCCGGACCCACAGCTACGGGCACGCCGGGAAGCGTGGGAGCGCCAGGCCCCACCGGAGCGACCGGCAAAACGGGCAGTCCCGGTGTGGCCGGAACGCCGGGCCAGGCCGTCACCGGCCCCGCCGGATCGGCGGGCAAATCCGGTACAGCTGGCCCGGCTGGACCGCCCGGTCCTGCTGGCCCTCCTGGGCCTACCGGGGTTGGCAAGACCGGACCCCCTGGTCCACAGGGCCTCCCCGGTCCCACCTGCCCCGCCAACCACTCTCCCATAACCGTCGAGGTCAAGACCACCAAGGGCGGCACCGCAGTCATCCTGGCCTGCGCCGCCTGAGCCGCCATGCGCCGCCGCGAGGGCTGGCTACTACTGGCCGCCTTCATCGTCGTCACGGCCTGCCTGCTGGCCTTCTGCATGGGCGTTCTGCTGGCCGAACTGCTCTGAGGCGCTCCGCGGATTTCTAAGGCCTACTGCGCCTGGGCTGCCTCAACCACAGCCGCCGCCACATGGTGCAATACAGGCAGCCTGGGCGACCTCCATACGCCTCTGAACAGCCACCGGGCGCAGGCCTCATTGGGTGGGGGATGGCTGACCGATTGACGTGCCACCTGGCGGGGGATTTCTAGCGGCGTTGCCTCTATTGCCAATCAATCTGCGGGAATGGGTGAGTGTGGGGAGTTCCGCCGACGCCCCGAAGCGATCCCTGTACGCCCTTTAACCACTGCGGTTTCTGGCTCCGACCACACTGATAGACGTCTATCACATCGCTTGACAACAGCCGCCTAACTGTGCTAAGCTGACTGTCTATGCCTAGACGCGTTCTCTACGACCGGGAGCAGGCCGCCCGGTATCTGAACATCCACCCGCAGACGCTGTTCCGCTGGGTCCAGCGCGGCCAGATCCCCTTCATCCAGCGCACGCCACGCGGCAAGCTGTTCTTCCGACGCCAGGACCTCGAAGCCACCCTCAAGCCAAAGGTCGGCGGCCATGACGAAGCAGCCTGACGAAGCCCCGCTGTGCGAGTGCGGCTGCGGCCTCCCGGTCAAGAGCCGCAAGAACGGCGTCTGGTCCCGCTGGCGTCCCGGCCACAGCAGCCGCAAGGGCAACTGGCGCGAGCGCACCCCGGAGAAGGTCAGCGCCCAGGCCAGCCGCTGGCTCGACGAGCAGCTGCGACTGTTCGAGGAACCATGAGCGTCGACCTCAGCCAGCCCCACCCCTACCGCAGCTGGGTCGACGAGAACGACTGCGGCAACACCTGCTGTCTGGCCCCGGTCCTCGACCCCATCCACATCCACCCCCGCCGCATACGGGTCGACGTGCGCGGCACGCCCATCCCGCAAGGCTCCCTTCGTCTGCACCCTCTCCCCAACGGCAAGACCGCGGCACGGTATCCCGCCACCGTGTACGCGTGGAGAGGCCAGGTGCAGCAGGCCGTCGCCCAGCTGGAAGAACCGCCGCTGGGGGGCGCGGTAGAACTCCGGCTGGGCTTCGACCTGCCCCGTCCCATGGGCCACTACGGCACTGGCCGTAACGCCGGGGTCGTTCGCCCCTCGGCCCCGGCGTGGCCCACCGTCATGCCCGACGTGGACAAACTCGCGAGGTGCATCTGCGACGCCATCACCGACGCAGGACTATGGCACGACGACAGCCAGGTCGTCAGCCTGACCGCAGCCAAGCGCTATGGCTCCCCGCCCGGCGTCCTCATCCAGATCACCGAACTGCTGTGACCGACGACGACACCTGCTCAGCCTGCGGCCACCGCCGCGACCAGCACACCGGCCGCAACGGACTGTGCCGGGCCACTGAAGGCCCGCTCGAATGCAAGTGCCACCACTTCCGCCAGGAGCGACCGTGACCCAGACCTCCATCCCGCTGACCGCCATCAACGCCAGCCCCGACCCCACCCGCCGCGACCAGTGGGGCCGCTACCTCATCGTGCCGCCCACGGGTGGACCGCCGGTCGGCTACACCCGCGTCACCACCGTGGCCAAGACGCTGGACAACGGCGGCGGGCTGGCCGACTGGAAGGCCGCCATGACCGCCAGCGGCATCATCATGCGCCGGGGCCTGCGGGCCGAATGGGAGGCGCTGCTGGCCGTCCACGGCGACCCCTGGTACGACGGCGACGCCAGCAAGGCCGAGTGCAAACGGCTGGTCAGCGAGTGCGCCGCCGTGGGCGGGGCCAACGACCGGCGCCAGATGGGCAGCAGCCTCCACACCATCACCGCCCTCGTCGACCTGGGCAAGGCCCCGCAGCACCTGACCAGCGAGACGGAGCGCGACGTCGACGCCTACGTCAACGGCCTGGCCGCCGCCCACATCAGCGTGGTCCCCGGCGCCGTCGAACTGGTCACGGCTCTGGACAGCTACCAGGTAGCCGGGACCTTCGACCGGCTGGCCATCGTGCCCGGCTTCGACCTGCCGCTGATCGCCGACCTCAAGACCGGCGCCAACCTGGAGTACAGCTTCCAGTCCATCGCCGTCCAGCTGGCGGGCTACAGCCGGGGCGAGCGGCTCTACCAGCAGGGCGCAGCCAAGGACGGCAGCCAGGACCACAGCCAGCCCATGCCTGCCGTCGACCAGGACTGGGGGCTGGTCCTCTGGCTCAAGGCGGGCGAGGGCGTCTTCGAGCTATACCTGGTCGATCTGACCGAGGGCTGGCACGCGTTCCAGCAGAGCATGTGGGCGCGCAGCTGGGCACGGTCCAACCCGCAGCGGCTGTACGCCCCGGCCAGCAACAACCAGGGCATGACCATCCCCGTCTCCAGCGACGACCTCACCGCCCAGCTGGAGGCCAGCCTGGCCACCCATCCCAGCCACCCACAGCCTGTGGACAACGGCCATCCACAGCCTGTGGACGTGACAGACGTCTATCAGCAGCCCGTCCCGCTGGACGCCGACACCGTCAAGACGCCCGGCTTCTCCCCGGCGGCGCAGGACCTGGAGACAGTCCACGACGTCCGCAACTGGCTGCAGCAACGCATCGACGACATCGGCCAGCACGCCCAGGCCCGACAGGCCCTCGGCAAGCTGTGGCCGGACAACATCCCCACGCTGCGTGCGTCCACCAACCACACAGCCGAACAGCTTGGCGCCATCGAGCGACTGCTCGACGACGTCGAGAGGCGCTACGAACTCCCGTTCGGAGAGCCTTCCCCCGGAGCCGCCAAGGTCCTCGACCTGTTCCCCGGCTCCACCATCCAACCAACGAACAAGGAGCCTGCGTGATGCAGTCCATTCCCATCGACCAGCTACAGAGCAGCCCGGCCGCCAGCTTCAAGCAGTTCGGCGACCAGTACGTCGGCGTCATCACCGCCATGAAGGAGACGCACCAGACCGACACCCAGGGCAAGGTCAAGCTGTTCCCGTCCGGCGACCCCATGCCGGTCTGGATCATCACCATCGAGACGGCTGACGGCGAGACGGTCAGCCTGTGGGCCAAGGCCGGGAAGGCCGTCGCCGTCAAGGGCAGCGGCAAACCGATGATGGGCGCCATCGTCGACGCGGTCAAGGCCGCCGGGGCCAAGGCCATCGACGTGGGGGCCAAGCTGGGCGTCGTCTTCACGGGCGAGTCCGACTTCACGCCGCCGCTCAACCCGACCAAGCTGTTTACGGCTCAGTACGCCCCACCGGCCCCACAGACGGCCAGCATCCCGGTCGACCTGTTCAGCCAGCAGCAAACGTGATCCGAGGCCTGCGCTGGCGCCTCCGACGCTGGCATGCCGCCCGGATGCTGTTCCGGGCGGCGCAGGCCTTCGAGCGCCACCCCGACAACGGCCACCACTACCTCATGTGGGTGGCGGCCCAGCAGCTGGCCACCGTCGACAACCAGCGACCGTGACCCGGCCTAGCGACCGCTCACAGCCCCTGTGCGCCCCGCTCCCGGCCGATCCCACCCCGACCGGCACCAGGGTCGTGGTCAAGGCCAGAGGGCGCTACAGGGGCATGCCGGGCACCATCGTGGTCATCAACGACGAGCGCAGCGAGCGCAGCGGCCAACTGGTCCACCGCGAGTACGGCGTGGCCTTCAAGCCCACCAGCATCGGCTGGTACCGGGGCCGGGAGCGGCGGCTACGGCAAGGGGCCGATTGCACCTGGTTCGCGCCGGAGGAACTGGCAATACTCGACAGCTGACAAAGACCGCCCATCCCCCCAACAGGGCAGACCCCGCCGGAGGGGCGGGGTCTGCGTGGCGCTTACCGAACTTCCCGAAAGGAGGCGCTGGCATGGACCCTACCCCACTGATCCCATTGCCCAGCGGCACGGCTGACTTCCTGACGGCCATCTGGGGCGACGGACCCCACAGCATCTGCTGGTTCGACGCCAGCGGGTTCCACTTCGACATCGTCACCCACCCCGGCCACATCCTCGAAAAGCTGAGCCAGCTGCAGACCGTCGACGTCTGGGTCGGCGCCCATCCCCTCAAGGCCCGACCACTGCGGGGCCGGGGCGACCGCGACGACGTAGCCCAGGTCGTGGCCATCCCGGCAGACCTTGACTGGCAGCACCCGACCCGCCGCACCGACGACCCACTCCCGACCGAGGCCGAGGTGCGTGACGGCCTGGCCAAGCTCGGCCACGACGTGCAGCCCAACCTGGTCGTCCACTCCGGTCACGGCCTCCAGCCTTACTGGGTCCTGGCCCATCCCGTCGAGCCGGACGAGGCCGAGGCGCTGATCGACCAGCTGAATACCGCCCTCGCTCGCGTCGGACTGACCAACGGCCGCAGCGACCTGCCCAGCATTCTGCGGCTGCCCGGCACTAACAACCACAAGGGCGGCGACAGCGTGCCGGTCACGGTCGAGCGCTACCTGCCCGACCACCGCTACACAGCTGCCTGGCTCCGCAAGCACCTGCCACAGGCGACCGGAAGCGGGCGGAAGGGCGGCGGCACCAAGCACCACACCGGCAGCGTGACCCACGACCAGCAGCTGCTGGTCAACCACATCGTCACCGTCTACCACGGCCACTCTCCAGCCGTGTGGCGCGATGGGAGCGTCCACATCGTGCGCCCCGGTAAGCCTGCTGACGGGACCAGCAGCCTGAGCGTGATCGTGGGCGAAGACGGCGACGCCATCGCCACCAACTTCTCCGACCACTGGCCCGGCCTGCAGAAGGACCAGAGCTACATGCTGGGACCGGATGGCCAGCTGCACCACCCCAGCGACCCGCTCGCCCAGGTCACCATCAACGTCAATCAGCAAACGCCAGCAGTGATAGACGTCTATCAACCTGACGCAGCAGACATCTACATCAACTGGCAGGAGTTCGCAAAGCGAGACACCGTCGCCCACCAATGGCTAGTCGAGGACTTCTGGCCTCTCGGCCGAGCCATGGCACTGTGGGCCAACGCCAAGGAGGGCAAGAGCGAACTCGCCCTCTGGTGCGTCGGCAACCTGGCCATGGGCATCCATCCCTGGACCGGCGACCCCGTCCCACCCATCGACATCGCCTACTTCGACTTCGAGATGACCGACGACGACCTGGACGAACGGCTCAGCGACTTCGGCTGGGATCTGGACCGGCTGGACCGGCTGCACTACGCCCTGCTGCCACCGATCTACCCGCTCAACACCGAGGACGGCGGCAAACAGCTGCTGAGCTACATCGAGAGCGTGAACGCCAAGGCCGTGGTCCTCGACACCTTCGCCCGCGTCGTGACCGGAGACGAGAACGACGCCCGCACCGTCGACGACTTCTACCGCCACACCGGCATCCGACTCAAGCAACAGCGGATCGGCTACCTGCGCCTGGACCATGGCGGTCACGACAAGTCCAAGGGCCACCCCCGTGGCACCTCAGCCAAACTCGGGGACGTCGACGTCATCTGGCGCCAGCGCCGCCACCCGTCCGGCAATGTCCAGCTGACTTGTGGCAACGCCAGCCGCCTGGCCTGGGTCGGACCCGAACTGAACGTCGACCGCAACGTCAACGTCGTCACAGGCGAGGTCAGCTACTCCATGCCCATCCGCTTCGGCTGGCCTGCAGGCACCGCCGAGAAGGCCGCCGACCTCACCACGGCGGGCGTCCCGCTGGACGCCGGGCGACCCGCCGCCATAGCCGCCCTCAAGGCCGCTGGCCTCAAGCCTGGCCGCTGGGCCGTCCTCTCGGCCGCCCTCAAGTTCCGCCGCGAGCAATCGGGCACAGTTGCCGGGCCCACCCCCAACCCACCTGTGCCGCCCTCTGACCAGGGCAACTCCGGCACAGGTCCCGTCGATCTGTACTCTGACCAGCCAAAACAGTGACCGGCACACCTACCCGGCACAGCCGGGCACACCTACCTGCGGCTAGTGGGCTAGTGCAGCCCCCGTAAGGGGGCACAGCCCAGCCGGACCTCAACCCCACGAAAGGATCGCAGTGCCCACCTGCCGCGAACTCAAACCGGACGGCTGGCCCAGCCTGCGCTGGCGCAAGGACGGCGGCGAACGAAAGACCAACCGCTACCCGACCACTTGCCATCTCTGCGGTGATCGCCTCGAACCCGGCGAGGCCATCACCGGCCAGTTCGACCGAGCCGCCAACCGCATCGTCAGCTGGTCCTGCGGGCCGGGGCGCTGGCAGCGACCATGACGGACGACCTCGACCCTCAGTGGACAGCGCTGGCCGAGCTTGGCAGGCTGACGGGCCATGTCGTCTGCCGATGCAGCGACCCGGCTTGCGGCCTCCTGCAAATGGCCCGCTACCGACCAGCCAGCCAGCCCTGGCCGGTCTGCGTCAACCACCCCGGCTCGCTGTCCGCCAACCGCCTCACCGGCTTCCCGCGGGTCGCCCCGGTGATGGATCCGCAGCTGACCCTCAACAAGCGGCCCGGAGAGCCGCGTACCGACAAGCAACTCCTGGCCGCCGGACTCATCAGACGTCCGGCTGCCGCCAACCACAGGAGCACCATGACCCATGCGACGCCTACTGCTGCTGACCCTCCTCCTGGCCGCCTGCTCACCGGCAGCTGTGAGGACGACTGCCAGACCGCCTGCGCCTACCCTGGCCAGTTCTCCGAGTGCGCCCTCGGTGCCCTCGACAACCAGGCCACCACCAACGACAGCCAAGCCAGCGCCGGTCGTGCGACCAACCACGACCACTCGACCGGCACCGACCCCGACGACTGACCCTCCAACGACACGGGCGACCACCCTCACCACGGCCAGGCCGTCGCCAGCCGTGACGGTACAGCAGCCGCAGAGCTACGCGGGGGCCGTAGCGCCGGAATCTTTCCGGGCCTGCGTCGAGCTACGCGAGTCCGGTAACGGGAGGGGCAGCAGCAACCTCTATGGCTTCCTGCCCTCCACCTGGGCCAGCCTGGGCCGATCGGGTAGTCCGGGGAATGCCAGCTACAGCGAGCAGACAGCCGCCTTCGAGCAGCTGTACGCCCGCGACGGCCGCCAGCCCTGGGCGCCCTACGACGGCTGCTGATGCCATCTGGCATACTTCCCGCCATGGCTTCCCAGGAGCAGGTCGACCAGATCAAGTCCGACGTCACCGCCCTACAGGCGGCCAGCGCCGCCGCCGCCAACCAGATCGCCACGCTCACCGACCAGGTGCTGGCCCTGCAGGCGGGCGACATCTCCGACGAGCAGATCGCCAACCTCCACCAGGCCCTGGCCGACGTGACCGGCGAACTGGTCAGCGCCGTCGAGGAGTCGCAGGCCGCCCTCAGCGGCAGCGACGACGAGGACGACCGCGGCTAGCGACACAAAAAAGCCGCCCCGGCCGGAGCCGGGGCGGCCTTCTCGGTGACAGACATCTATCACGGGTCTTCGTCAGCGGACGGCAGCGTGAACTCGAACACCAGCCCGCGGGACGGGCTGGACAGCTGGATACCGGGCCAGGCCTCATCCAGGGCCAGCAGCAGCTTGGCGAAGAACGCGATGGACGGCGGCTCGACGAAGCGGACGCTGAACTTCACGGCTCCTCCCGCTCCCGCATGACCCAGCCGAACGCCGAGAACAGCGACCGGCTGGCGGACTTGATGGCGTCGAGGGCTTCCCACTCCCCGCGGGTGCCGGGCTTGAGCAGCTGCTCCAGCCGGGTGGCCTGGCCGACCAACTCGTCGTGCAGCTGCCGCCACCGCTCGGCCTCGTACTGGCTGATCGGGCTAGCCACGGATCGCCTCCACCACCGCCGCGAAGGTCATCGCGTCCATGGCCGACTCCATCAGGTCGTCGGCCTCCAGCCGCTCCAGCGTGCCGTCGTCACGCTGGCGGTAGCGCCGGGCCAGCGTGAAGTCCTGGCCGGGGTGCGTGCCCCAGCACTGAACGAACAGGCACTCGACGGCATCGGCGGACTGGCTGGGCGGCGTGGCCCGCTTGGCCTCCTGGGCCGTGGTGCCCACCGGCAGCACCCGCGTCCAGGCGTCGCTGACGAACAGCACGAACTCCACCGGCTGGGCCTCGCGGACCTGCATGGCCACGGCTTCGGCCATCATCCGCTTGACATCCGGCACCCGCTCGTCGAACGGTGTGGCCACGATCTGCAGCCTGTCGTGGCCATGGATGAACCAGGTGGCGGCCACACCGCCATCGCCCTGGCTTCGGAACTGCCAGGCCCGCTCCAGTATCTGGCGGGCGATGGCCACCCGCTGCTGCTTGGTCATCTTCACAACGCCACCTCCCTCCGGCGCCGGGGCTGATGCTCGATCAGCCACACCTTGGCCTCGCCCCGCGTCAGCGAGCGAGCGACCTCCAGATACGCATCGGTCAGGTCGTACCAGGTGCTGACCGGCTTGCCGTCCCAGCCCAGCCACTGGAACCGGAACGACGTGCAACGGTCGCAACGGGCAGGCTGACTGTGGCCGGATGACGGCCTGGCGAAACGCAGGTCCGGCGCAGCGGTGTCCCAGGCATGGCCGAACGCTCGGCACAGGACCAGGATTCGGGGCGGCGTCATCGCCTGGCCGCCTGACCGATTTCGTCGGGACCGTCCACGACCGCGACCGGCGCGACCACCTCCCGGCGGAACACGGTGACCCGGTAGACCGTCGAGCGGTTGGTCGCCTCCACGTAGAACGGCAGCTGCTCGGTGGTGCGGAGCATGCGGTGGACCTCGAACTCGACGCCGTCCTCGCGGTGCTCAGCCACTTCGGACTGCAGCCAGCCTTCAGCCCGCAGCAACGAGGCATCACGATCGGCGTAGACCTCGACCAGGCTGATCGGCTCGTAGCCGTAGACGCTGGCGCCGTCGTCGTCAGGGTTGTTCACCGCGGTAACGGTGAACACGAACACGGTGGCCATCCAGGCCACCTCCTTTCGGGTAGCTGCCTGCGCCCTCTGGCCAGGCAGGGTGGGAGAGGTGGTCGACCTCACCGCGACCAACCCCCGCCTGATGGGCGGGGGTTAGCGGGCGCTGCGGTCAGCCGGGGTGATAGACGTCTATCAACAGCCGCCGTACGGGTCCTGCCGGGCCGGGGGCAGTTCGGGTATCTCGATCTGCCAGCGGCTCCAGAACCACTCGGCCAGCCACCGCCGATGGCAGCACTCGCCGCGGTGGACGTTCTCGTAGCAGAGCAGCACCAGCCGCCGCCCGGCGTGATTGGTGACCAGCTGGGCCAGACGGCCCAGCTGAGTGGCGGGATCGCTGTCCATCCGGGCGTAGTAGCTGGCCTCCCCGACCGCATCGTCCTCCTCGCGGAACTCCGAGTAGGACGGCTGCCACCACTTCGGCCCCATGACCAGGCCGGTGGACTGGTTCCACCAGCGGTACTTTTCGGGGCCGCCACGGGTGATGCGGACGCCGACGCCAAGCTCCGGGCGGAAGTCGATGTACCGCCCGGTCACCACGCTGGCGTGGCGGACCGCCTCCAGGTCCGCCGCCGCCAGCAGGCTGTGCGTGCTGTGTAGCTCGGTCATAGCCACGACCTCATCCGCTCCGCAGCCACCCGGCGGAACAGCCGGGCCAGTTCCTCGGCCCGGTCGATGTGAGCCGCGAACTGGCAGCCGTGCTTGTCGTCGCCAGCGCCCCGGCCCAGCAGCGCCATCACCGTCGTCACGCCCATCTGGCCCATGGCCTCGATGACCTCGGCGGCGTCATCGTGCTGCTCCCACTTCATCGACCCACCGGGACCGCGGACCAGCTTGCTGGTGCCGAACCACTCGCCATCGCTGAGCACGATCAGCAGGCGGTTCTTGGCGTCGCTGCTGGTCAGCACCCGCAGCGATTCCAGCAGCGCCGACTTCGGCTGCGTCCCGCCCATGGCGGACGGGATGAACATGCGGTCGTCGGGCCGCTGGCCCGGCTCGGCCAACAGCCGGTGCGGACCGGACTCGTAGCAGATGACCGTGCAACGGCCCTCCAGGTCGTCGACGGCGTGGCGGATGGCCCACGCCGCCCGGCCCAGCGCCTTCATCTGGCTGCCCATGCTGCCGCTGACATCCAGCAGCACCATGACCTCCATCTCGCTGGCGTCCATCATGCCCGGCTCGTAGCGATCGAACAGTTCGTCCGCGTCGCAGTACGGATCGACCAGCCGCCGGACGTTGAGCCGACCACTCTCCACCCGCTTCAGCCACCCCGGCTCCGTCTCGTCCTTGATGTCCAGCAGGGCATCGCTGACTTCGGCGCGGAGCCGCCGGGCCGCATCGTCCGCCGGGATCCAGCGACCGATGGGCCGCTCGCCCTCGGCGTCCTCGCCGCCACCACGCCCGTAGTCCAGGGCGTCCAGCACGGAGCCAAGCTCCTCGCTGGCCTGGGCGTCCTCGTCGATCTGGCCCTTGGCCGCATCCCGCAACTTCTCGCGGATGTCCTTCTGGCTGATCGGCTTGGACCCAGGCCGGTTGCCAGCCCCGCCGCCGGGACTGCCGGAGTCGCCACCCTGGCCCTGCTGTCCGTCCGACCTGGTGGTTGGGGTCTTGCCAGCCTCGTCGCCGGGCTGCTGACCCTCATCGGCGTCGCCCTTCTGGCTGTCGCCGGGACCGGAGCCGCTGCCCTGGTCGCCGTCGCCACCATCATCGCCCTCCTCGGGGCCGGAGCCACCGTCGCTGTCGCTGTCGGCGTCAGGATCGGCAGCCGGATCGCTGGCCACCGGAGGGCCGTCGCCGGGGTTGCCGTCGATGTTCGGCTCGCCACCCACCGACACGAAGCCACCGCAGCCGCCGTTGCCGGTGGGCTGCTGGTCGTCGAACAGCGCCACCAGATCCTGCAGGATCTGCCAGGCCTCGTCGGCGTCGGACTCGCCGGGATCCATCAGCAGCTGGTACTCGCCCACCATCCGCGTCACCTCGTCGGTGAAACGCTGGCCCTGGCGGAACACCATCCGGGCCTTGGCCGCTGACCGCACCTCGTCGGGCAGCCACGTCCGCCCGGCCAGTAGCAGCCAGGCGTTTGCATCGTCGCTGACCAGGTGGTGCGACAGGGCCGCGGTCAGGTAGCCGCGCCACGGCCCGAACTTGGCCAGCACCAGCCGCTCCTGCCGCTGATCCTCAACGATGTTGTGCATGTTGGCGATGCCGGGCAGGAACGACCGCTCCGACTCCAGCACGCGGAACATCAGCGTGCTGTCCCGCCGGGGGCTGAACAGGACGTGGCCCAGTTCGTGAGCGTTCGTGCCCAGCCACACGGCCACGTCCACCTTCTGCCAGGGCGTGGGCATCTTCGCCCAGTTGAAGCTGACCTTGTCGCCCTCCAACGTGGTCCACGCTGGCGCCGGGCCGCTGGCCTCGACGGTCACGGTGTCCATGTCGATCGACAGGATCTGATCGGTGAGCCGCAACTCGCGGGCCAGGCGCTGGAGCCTGACCAACTCACGCGGCGTGAGCTTGGCATCGTCGAGGTCCAGGTTGACCTCGGTCCTGCCACGCCTCAGGTTTGCATCGGACATTTTCTGATTTCCTTTCGGGTGATAGACGTCTATCAGGCCGCGATACCAAGCTCGCGGGCGATCTGATCGCGGACGGCTTCGAGCGCCCGGCTGACCGGACCCTCCTCGTCGTCGTTGAAGTGGTTGACGAAGAAGTACTCGGCCATGCCCATGTCGAGGTCGACGGCGTGCTCGACGAACTCCATCAACATGTTCGTGCTGACGGGAGTGCGAATCTCGGCCAGCGACCTCAGGTTGTAGGCCACGTCCAGCAGCTGCGGCGACCTGCCGCAGGGCAGCTGCTCCTCCACGGAGCGGTCGTAGCCCCACTTGAAGGGCTTGGGGAGCCGGTTGCCAAACGCCTCGTTCAGCCGGACCGTCCCCTGGTACTTCGGGTTGTACGCCACGCCGAACAGCGTCGGCTGGATGACCGGGCGGCCATTCTTCGGCATCCCACCGCGACCGGCCCGGATGACCTCACCGTTCTCGGGCACCGACATGGCCCGCATCACCGACAGCAACCCGTGGTAGCTGGCCGTGATCCGCTGGTGGGCCAGGTTGGCCTCGTCGATCAGGTTGGTGCCGCCGTAGCGGACGATCAGCGTCATGTCGCCGTCGATGAAGCTGACGCTGCCATCGGGGCCGATCGACGTGCGGCCAATGATGACGCCGGGGTCCATGGCCCCGTTGCACTCCACGACGTTGAACGGCAGCCGCCGGTAGGCCGAGTAGGCCCGGAACAACGTCGTCTTCGACGACCCGGTCGGACCGGCCAGGGCCACGTTCGACCGCTTCATCACGGCGTAGTCGAGAAGGTCGAAGTCGTACCAGCCGCGGATCGTCCGGTGGACGTACGCCTGGGCCAGCCGCTCGTCGGGGATCATGGCCTCGACCCTGGCCCGGTCGTGTTCGGGCACCAGGTTCAAGTCGAAGACCGGAGCCGGGAACCGGCTGGTCTGGGGGGCAGTAGCAGTGGCCATCAGGCCACCCTCCTTTCGGGTAGGCCGCGACCGGACTGGCCGCGGGATGGGATGGAGGACATCCGCACCGGCCAGCCGCCCAGCCCCGGTGAGGGGACCAGGCGACTGAGCCGCTGAGGACAGCCGGTGGGGATCACAGATCCCGCAGATCACCTGCCACGACTTCGGCCTCGCCGTCAGCCTTGGCGGCTGGCGTGGCGACCGGAGCAGCCGGAGCAGCAACAGCGGGGCCGCTGCCCTTCTTGGCTGCGCTGGCCTTCTGGCTGGCCTTGGCCCGCAGCTTCTCGACGTGGGCCAGGACCTTGCTGAGGCCGCTGTGCAACTCGTCCAGTTCGTTGCTGGGCGTGGTGCCGGGAATCGACTGGATCAGCTTCTGGCCGCCGCTGCGGATGTCGGTGAGGACGTCGGCGAGCGTGGTGGCCGCCGCCGACGCCGCCGCACGGGCGGCGGGCGTGGTGGGGGCTGGCTTGCCCTGCTGGATGGCCACCGCCTTGCGGACGGCGGCGACGGTGACCTTGTCGGCCCCGCCCACGGTCTTGACGACCGCCTCCAGCAACTTCACCCCGGCGTCGATCGTCGGGAGCTTTTCGACTTCACGGTGGGCCGAGAAGCTGACACCGGCAATGCGCTTGGCCTTCGGCCAGTTCTTCGCGCTGTCCCGGTAGAGCCGGAGCGTGTTGGCCGACAGGTTGCCGAGGACCCCGGCAGCCATGGCCTTCTCAACGACCTGGTCGAAATCGTTGGTGCCCGGAGGATTGGTGACCAGGAGGGCGTCGGCCAGCGACCAACGGTCCTCCTCGGAGTTGATCGACCGCATGGCGTCGATCACATCGTCCAGCTGGGCCGCGCTGGGGCCAGCCGGGGCGGTGGTTGTTGCGGTGGGCATTTCTGCCTTTCTCCTGCTGCTACTTGGCTTCGCAGACAGGCGGCAACGACCGGAGCCAACCGGCTCCGGTCCCACCGTCAAACCTGCGCTGCCGTGATAGACGTCTATCAACGGC